TGGTGTAGCCGCTGGTGGCGTTGTAGGCGTCGTAGGACCGGACCCGGTAATTGACGCTCTGCCAGCCCCGCGTGATGTTGTCCGTGTAGCTGGTGTCCGCGCCCTTGTAGACCTGCGCCCAGTCGCCGCCGTCCACCTGCCGCTCCAGCTCATAGCCGGTCAGGTTGTTGTCCGGGTCGCTGGCCGCGCTCCATGTCACCGTCAGGGGGTTCCCGCCCAGCACCTCCGCCGGGACCTGGATGCTGGCCGGGGCGGCGGGGGCGTGGTTGTTAAACACGCTCACCTGTGCGCTGTTCCGGTAGGTACTGTAAAGCCCCTCGCTGTCGTAAGCCTTTACCCGGTACATCACCGTGGCGCTCCCCGCCGGTACGGTGTTGGTGGTGCTGGTGGCGCTGCCCTGGTAAACCTGCGTCCACGTTCCGCCGCCGTCCACGGACCGCTCCACCACATAGCCCTCCAGATTATTTTCCTTGTCGGTGGCGGCGGTCCACGATACCTTGATGCTCGTCCCGCCCTGGATGCTTTCGGGGATGGTGATGCTTGCGGGCGTAGTCGGGGCCGTGTTCGTCTGTACGGAGCCGTCGTCAGAGACCAAGAGAGAAGAGGGAAGTATCAAAGCGGGGCGGATGCCATACGTGCCGGAGCAGTAGTTGTTGTTCCAACTGCCACTGGAGTTCACGTACTGCGCGTACGTCGCACCGTAGCTGGGGTTGCAATAGGGGCAACGGAGCCACCAGCCCGACGCGGAACCGTTGAGCTTCGCAACGCGCTTTGTGTCTGTCCCTGTGTCCGCGCACCCCTTGAAGTAGTCCAGCTCCGCGCCCAGGACCGGGATGTAGCTGTGCGCCATGCTGACTTCCGTGCCGGACAGCAGGAAGATTTTGGCGGACAGGCCGTTGGCCCCGTTGTTGACGTTCGTGCCGTAGCCGGAACCGGGGCGGTAGGGAAGTTTGACCTGCTTGATTTGCGCCTGGATGTTGGCGTCGAACAGGGCGAGGAACTGATTGTTCAGGTATGCGTGGATGGTGCTGGCGGCGTAGTCGTTGACGTTGGAGCTGTGCCACTGGCGGTTTTCGTAGATGTCCTCCATCAACAGCCATACGCCGTCACAGCTTGCGTCGTAGGCGGCGCTGGGCTTGCCTTTGTGGACCACGATGAAGTTTCGCGCCGTGCCGCCGACTTTCAGCTTGACGGTAGAGCCGACGGCCTTTGCGCTTAATGCGACAGATGCCATAAAATTTCCTCCTGTTTTGTTATTTACCATGTTTTGCGGTTGCCGCGTAAGCGGCGAGCAAAACGGTGGTTTTGAATTACCACGGCGGTATGTCGTCCGGGCGCGGTCCTTCCATCGCTGGCCGGGCAAAAGAAACCGGCGCACCCTTTTTCTTTTGGATGCACCGTTGCTGTTTTGCTCTCCTGCGGATGCGGGCTTCTTTGGTGGAATTGATTTTCCGGTGGATTTTCGGCACTTCTCCGATAATCTCTCCCACCTGCTCGGCGTACTTCTGCCGTAATGCGTGAGTGTCGCCGTGGGCCGCGTGTGCGTCCCACCCTTGAAATTGGTCTATGATTTTCTCCTTGGTAATCTCTCCGGCGGGGTATGCCGCCCTCCAGTAGCGGATGCGTGCCTGGATTCTTTCAATCCCATCCTTGCGCAGCTTTTGGACGCAGGCCCCGGTTTCGGTCAGGTAACTATGAAAACCCAAAAGGTCGATACCGTTCCGCAGCGGGAAGATGCCCGTTTTCTCGTTCAGCTCCAGCCCCAGGCTATCTATCCATTCCCGGATTTCAGCAAGGAGCTGTTGCGCCGCTTCCTTCGTCTGGACGATGATATAAAAATCGTCCATGTATCTCCCGTAGGATTCACAGCCCTTTTCCTCTTTTATCCAGTGGTCGAACTCGTCCAGGAACAGGAGGGCGAAAAGCTGGCTCGTCTGGTAGCCCAGCGGCAGGCCGTCCGATGCGTCGATGTAGATACAGAGCAGGTCGTACAGCTCCATATCCAGGCCCCGCCGGATAAACAGCCTTTTCAGCGCCCGCTTTAGTCTCCTGTGGTCGATGGATGCGAAAAAGTGCCGGATGTCTGCTTTGACCACCCAGCCCTCCGCCGTACCGTACCGGCGGTAGTATGTGACCATCTGGAGCTTTAAGCGTGCAAGGCCGTCGTGGGTCCCCTTGCCCTTCTGGCTGGAATAGTTGTCCCGTATGAAGCCCTTGGTTATTGCGTCGTACAGGATGTTGTCGGTGGCGGCGTGCAGCACCACCTTGTCCACAAACGCCGGAGCTTGTACGTCCCGCTCCTTCGGTTCGTACACCTTGAAGATTTCAAACTTGCTTGGCCGGTAGGTTTTGGTCAGCAGGAGCCGCGACAGCTTTTCCGTGCAGGCCAGGGCGTTTGCCTCATATTGGGCGGTTCCGGCCTTTCCCCGTTTGCCCTTCCGTGCCGTCAGGTACGCTTTATACAGCGTTTCAAACTGGCACATTTCTTCGTAGGTCATGCCGTGAATCACCTAAAATCTTGGCTGGCCGGGGATAGGGGGAGGTCGGCCAGCCCATGCCTAACACCGGCCCGCGCCCCCACGGCAGCGGGCTGCGTCCCATCAAGGACGGCCCGCCTCGGTGTGATGTGTTTGTCGTCAGCCCACGCGCAGGCGTTCGACAGGATGCGGCCCCCTTTGATGATGGTGTACTGTGTTCGCCTGTTCCCAGGCTACTAATTCTCACGGTCCATCAGAGCGGGGCGGATGCCATACGTGTTGGAGCAGTTGTTGTTGTTCCAACTGCCATTGGAGTTCACGTTCTGCGCGTTCGTCGCACCGTTGCTGGGGTTGCAATAGGGGCAACGGAGCCACCAGTTCGACGCGGAAAAAATACGGGCCGCACCCTAACACAAGGCGGATGCCTCCGCCGAGTATCTAAATTCTGTTTGGCTGAACCTTTCTTTCGGCGTTGTACTGGCTTATCGCGGTTTTCACCACGGCAACCTGCCGGGCGTCCTCTTCCGCCTGCTTCTCCGCCTCCAGCTTCTTTGCCCGTGCGCCGTCGTTCTTCTTCCACGACGCCGACATATACTTCACGTCCAGCACCTTCTTTGTCCAGACCTTGCTTTTCTCCAGAGAGATAACGCCCATGTCCAGGCAGATTTGAATGTACTCCAGCATGAGACTACAGCCGTCCAGGATTTGCCCGATCAGCCGCAGGCGCTCTTCGTACTCAATGACGAACATTTTCCCGTTGGCCGCGTGGATGTCCCGGACAATGGCCTTTGCGGTTTTCCGCATATCCTCGCCGTAGCAGCGGTACGCGGCCTTTGTAAACCCCTGCTTATCCTTTCGGTCCAGGTAGCCTATCATCTGGCCGCATACCTGCTTCACATCCCGGATGTCGTCAAGGGCGGCGATTTTCTGTAAGATTTTCCGCACGTCCCGCTGGCTTACATCGTCCGTGACTATCTTTGTCGCCTGGTTGGTGTAAGTCAGCAGCTCCCGCGCTTTGTTCCCTAAAACGTATTCCTTATCCGCCACGCCCGCACCTCCGGTCTGGACACCGCCCGTTCCGTGCCGCGTCCAGGTCCTCCGGGTTGCCTACGAACAGGCAATGCTCCCGGTAGACGAACAGCATAGCGTCCCGCCCGCTCGGTGTTTGCCCGCATAAGGTCAGCGCCTCTGGGTCGTCCGGCTCCCTGCAAGGTGGTTCCAGCTCTGCAAACAGATTGCCAATCAGGCAGGATAGCTGCGCGGTCGGCACAGAAAATTCCCGCACATCGTTCATCAGAACTCCACCCGCTTTAACGTCTCGTTCCATACGCCCGTCACCACCAGACCGGACATATCGGAGAAGGACACCGTGAACGGATTGCCGTTGACCTGTGTGCGGTACATCAGCTCCAGCAGGCCCAGCCGGGCGTCCACGTCGGCCAGGGTGGTTTCCGCGTTCCCCAGCGCCCCCAGCAGATCGCGGACGGATTTTCCATCCTCCACCGGATTCCAGATATAGCCGTCCTCGTTGACCTCGACGCACTCAAATTCCGCCCCGGTTTCGGAGTTGATGTAGTGCTGGCCCTTCTTGCCCACCGTCTCCTCGGTCGGGTCGCCCGCCTGGATGATGGTCCCGCTCCCGTTCAGGGCGGTTTCGATTGCCAGCATCCGCGCCGCCAGACTGTTATGTGCGCCAGGGTCCGCGTTGTGGGCGGCAATGGTCCGCTCCAGCACCTCCCGCAGATAGGCGGCGGTCACGATACCGGCGGCGGAAACGCTGACCTCAAAGCGCCCGTTGTTGGTAATGCCGATCATGCAGTACAGCTCCAGCAGGAAACTTGCGTCCATAGCCGCCGGGATGGTGACGCCCTTCTCGTCCTGCATGATGAACAGCAGCTTCATTTTGGCCCTGATTTCCTCCGGGTTGTCCTTGTCCTTGTTCACGTCCAGGGCCGCGTAGACGCCCACCTGGTTAAGCTCGTACTCCATCATAACGTCGGCGTTCTGGACCTGCACCTGGACCGTCTTGCCGTCCGCGCCGTTCTCTTCGCCCAGCAAATAAAGCTCCTGCCGCATATCCACAAGGCCCGTCTGCTCGGCCAGCAGTTCCGGGTCTACCGTCCCCGTGCCGCCGAACGCAGCCACGATGGTAATTTTCCGGCCTGCCATCCACTCATTGAGCATTTCCACGCCGTCATTTGTGACGGCGGCTTCTTTCCAGTGTGCCATAGATTTTTACCTCCCTGAAATAATTGTGGCCGGGCTTCCGATGGAAACCCGGATGCGCTGATAGCTGTGGAACATACCAGCCGCGCCGCCAGTTGCGGCCCTGCCGGTTGACACTTTCACCTTGCTTGTCTTGACCGTGACCGTAACCCGCTCGACGCTCCCAATAAATCCCGTTGCTGTCGCCCTGTTGGCCGCTGCCCTGGGCCGCGCAAGCTCCGGCACATCCACGGCGGTATGGATTCTCCGGTACATCCCCCGCAGCGCCCCGGCGGGAGATACCGCAGCCGAACCGCCTGTTTGCTGGAGCGGCGGGACGCGGATTGCCGCGTGGTCCCGGCTGTAGCTCCCGGTAAACAAGCCGCCCGCAATAGTAACCGTTTTCCCGCCCGGCCTTTGCAGAGGCGGGATATGGATTGTCACATGGCCCTCGCTCCGGCTTCCGACTAACCCGCCCCCGGCAATGGTGATAACCTCGCCGCCCGGCTTTTTCAGCGGAGGCACGCGGATTTCTGCCCGGTCAATCTCCCGGCTTCCTACAAAGCCGCCTCCGGCCAGCGCCCAGGACTTTTCCGGCACCAGGAAATAACGCACGCCGTCATTATGGGACCGCAGGGATTTGTAGAAGTTCAGCCGCTCCAGCACCCGCTTTTGCCTTGTCCGGTCCCCGCTGTCGCTGGTAATGTCGATGTTCAGCCGGAAGTGATACGGCTCCCCGCCGTACTCGAACCACTCTTCCACGGTGGTCAGCGGGTAAATGGCCCGGATAGCCGTCTCCACCGCCGCCTTGGTCCCCAGGGTCTTATGCACCCGCCAACTGCTCTTGACGGTCCGGCGCTTTTCCTCCAGGCTGTAGCCCGGGTCGTACCAGTCCACCTTGAAATCCCGCGCCAGAATGTCCAGCACGGTTTCATCCAGAGCGTCGATGTTGGGGATAATGCGCACCCGGTCGATTTCCGCCAGCCGCGCCGCCAGCGCCTCGGCGTCCGCCGCCGCCCGCGCCATCATGGCCGGGTCGTGGGTCAGCGCAGGCGGCACGATAAGCAGAAGGTTTTCGCGCGTGATGCCCAGCTTGGAATCATTCATCCTCGTACCCTCCGTTGATGATGACCGGAGGACCTGCCAGCCGGGCAAGCTGCGGCGCGTCCGTCCCGCTCCCGTCTTTCAGGGAGGTAAAGGCCGGTTCCTCCAGCTCCACCCGCTTGATGCCCGTTTCCATCAGCATAGAGATAAGCCGGGACGGGTTGATGTCCCTGCCCAGCTTCGCGCATTGCCAGGCCGTGTACTGCTCCACCTTCTCGCGCACCGCCGTCTCCAGCGCCTCGCCGCTGATTGCCGCGCCCTCCTGCGTGTAGAAGGTGAGGCGCACATTGTACTCCACGTCCTCCGGGTCCTCCACGGAAACAAAGTCCGTCAGCGGGCGCACATCGTCGGCGCTGCACGCCGCCAAAACCCGCTCCTTCATTTCCTCTGTGGCCGGTGTGCCGTCGTCCATCAGGACGTACAGCTTCACCACGCCCGGCGTCGGGGACGCCGCGATCACGTCCGCTATCTCGGTGCTGACCTGCTTTGCAAAGTAGATGTACCCGCCCCGCGCCCCGGCGCAGCTATAGCCGTCCATACTAAGGCGCAGCAGCTCGTAAAATTCCTCGTCCGTCGCCGCGTCCGCTCCGCCGTCCGATTCGGTCAAGTTTTCGCAGGAGAGGAAATAGGCGAACGGGTCAATGATGGAATTGATCTGGCCTTTCACATATCCGTTTCCCCGCTTCCCCCTTGTCTGGCACTGGACCTTTGTATCCTCGTATTCCTCCCCGATGTTCACATACACGTCCTCCAGCGTTTCCCATACAAGGGTCTGCCTTGCGTCCGTTACGCGGGTCCCCTTCGGTATCAGCACAGCGAACGCCTGCGGCTCGGAAATGGTGAAACGCATGGTACAGGTCGCGGCCTTGGCCTGCGGTCGCTCATGGGTATAGAACAGCTCCGCCAGCGCGTCCAGGTTTTCCCCCACCGCCCGGCTGGGGATATTCTGGTTGGCCGTGTAGTTGGTCAGCACTCGTTCCAGTGTGATTGCCTCCGCCATCCACTGGATAAAATGCCGCTCCGGGCTTGCTGGCTGTACGGTTACGCCCATGATTTCCTCATAAATGGCCGTCAGCCAGATAATGATGTCCTCCGGGTCCGTGGGGATAAACTTGTATTCCGCCCCTCGGCTCACGCTGAATCACCTGCCTTGATTTCGATTTGCACAGTAAAGGCCAGCTTCCCCGGATTGGACGGGTCA